AGGGGTAGGTTGCTGGACATTTGGTTTATCGTGGATTGAACCTAAGGCTATCATGGTAAATATTGGTCCTATAATGATACTTATTAACGGCTATTTTCATGAACACTAAAGACTTAAAAATATTATCAGAGTGGTCAGCAAAATGTAAGAATGATCCGTTAAAATTTGTCATTGAAGGCTTCGATTGGGGCCGTGGTGAGCTGGAAAAGTTTGATGGACCTGATACTTGGCAGATTGGAATATTAAAAAATATACGTGATGGTCTGCTTAAAGTTGATGAAGCTATTAGGTTAGCGGTTGCCAGTGGTCATGGTATAGGAAAGAGCGCGCTTGTGGCATGGATTGTGCTTTGGGCTATATCCACAGTTGTTGATACTAAAGGTGTAGTAACTGCCAATACAGAAAACCAGTTGAGACTTAAAACGTGGGCAGAACTTGCTAAGTGGCATCGGCTTGTTATTACTAAGGAGTTATTTACTTGCGCCGCTACAGCAATATACTCGACTGATGATAAGCACGAACGCACGTGGCGAATTGATATGGTACCGTGGTCACTGAATAATACGGAAGCATTCGCAGGGTTACATAACCAAGGTAAGAGATTATTGCTTATATTCGATGAAGCGTCAGCGATACCTAATTTAATATGGGAAGTATCAGAGGGAGCCTTGACTGATTCCGATACGCAAATAATGTGGTTGGCATTTGGTAACCCTACTAGAAATACAGGAAGATTCAAGGATTGCTTCGGCAGGTATCGTAAGCGGTGGTTAACTAAAAATATTGATAGTCGAACAGCAAAAATGGTTAATAACAAGCAGGTTAACGAATGGGTTGAGGATTATGGTGAAGATAGCGACTTCGTCAAGGTTCGTGTGCGGGGAATGTTCCCTAGTTCATCAGCCAAGCAATTTATATCTGTTGAAAATGTTGATGGGGCATACGGTAGGATATTACGAGAAGAACAATATAAATTTGCTCCGGTAATAATAACGTGTGATCCAGCTGCAGAAGGCGACGACGATTTGGTTATTAGTAAGCGGCAAGGATTATCGTTTAATATATTGCGGGTGTTACCTAAAAACGACAACGATTTTGAAGTTGGTGCCATACTTGCTAGATACGAAGACCAATATCGTGCCGCCGCTGTTAATATTGACGGAGGATTTGGTACTGGGATTGTTAGTTATGGCAGAACATTGGGTCGTAGTTGGAATTTAATTTGGTTTAACGGTAAACCTCCTGAACCATCCTGCATAAATATGCGCGCTTACATGTGGAAATGTGCAAGGGATTGGTTAAAACAAGGGGGAGCCATAGAAAAGGATCAAGAATTATATGATGATTTGATTGGTCCTGAAACGGTAGCTAGACTGGATGGTAAAATACAACTTGAATCCAAGTCAGATATGAAAAAGCGTGGATTACCGTCACCGAATAAAGGTGATACATTGGCATTATCATTTGCGGTACCAATTATAGAAACGAATGATAATAGTCCGTCAGATAGACTTAAATTTTCTCATGCAGGTGGTAGCCGATTATTTGCAAAAACAAGACGTAATCCATTGTCAAGGAGGTAGTTAATTTGTGTGGTCCAGAAGCGACATTAATGAGTTGGATATCAGGAATTGGAACAGCGGCTACAACAGCAAGTGCGCTAACTAGTAGTACTCCTACAACAGCTACTGTATCGTCTCCAGCAACAAGTGTGTCGACTACGAATAGTGATGCTATGAACGCGTCAAATGATGCTAAGAAAAAGGCGGCACTTGCACAAGGAGCACAGTCAACAATAAATACGTCGTCACAAGGTGACGTGTCAGCAGCGACAACAGCGAAGAAATCGTTGCTGGGAGGATAATATGGATGAAGTTAGGGAATTAGATTATATTAACCGACAATTTAAATCGCTATTCGACGACTTCGAATTTTGGAAACCACTATTTATGGATGTAAGAGATTTTATTAATCCTTATATTGGATATTTTGATGGTGAAACTCCAAACGATGGCAGACGCAGAGACGAAGAAATGCTACGAACCATGCCAATTAAGTATAGCCATATATTGGCTGCCGGGTTGCAGTGGGGAATAACAAGTCCAACTAGGCCGTGGGTTAAGTTTGCGTTTCAAGATGCGCAATTAATGCAAAACGCGGATGTGTTAAATTGGCTTGAAGCGGTAAAAAACATTGTTCTTGATGTATTATTTAAAGGTGGATATTATCCAGAAAATCATAAATTTTATTTAGAGTTAGGTTGTTTTTGTACAGCGGCAATGTTGATTGAAGAAGACGACGAAAATGTAATTAACTGCCGAACATTTACGATGGGCGAATACGCTATTGGAGTGGACAGTAAACGTAATCCAAACCAATTTGCTAGAACGATACAAATGACACCATTTCAAATAGTGGAAAAATTCGGGTTAGAAAACGTTCCTGATAATGTAAAACGATTATATAACGATAAAAATTATAATAAGTTTATGAAAGTAAAGCATTTAATCTGCCCTAATAAAGACGAAGATCCAAATAAAATTGACCAAGAATCCATGAAATTTACAGACTATTACTGGATGGAAGGACAAAAAGACGGTCAGTATTTAAAGAAAGGTGGATTCAATGATTTTCCTGTAATGATTGAAAGGTATCAAACAAAGGGAGCCGACACCTACGGTACTGGACCTGGTATATGGTCACTAGGTGACGCTAAACAGATTCAATTGATGTGGCGTACAATCTGTACAGCAGCAGAACTTGAAGTAATGCCGCCTACGCAGGGCCCTTCTGACGCAATGAAGAATGGCGGTATTAACTTGTACCCGGCAGGGGCTAATTATTATAATCCCGGCAGCGGTACTGATATGGGTATTAAACCAATATTTGACGTTAAGTTAAATATGGCTGACGCGGTAACTGTACAGCAGTCGATTGAAGAATGTATTAAGGAACACTTTAACACGAAAGTATTTCAGTTATTGTCTGATATGGAAAAAGGAACTCGAACCGCCCGCGAAGTAATTGAATTATCGGCTGAAAAAATGAGCCAGATGGGTCCACTGCTGGAAAGACTCCAGACCGGGTACCTCCCGCAAGTTGTCGAACGTGTGCTGGGAATTGGATTCAGGGCAAATATATTCCCGCCGCCGCCGCAAATTATACAGGGAATGGTTATGGATATTGAGTTCGTATCGGTATTGGCGCAGGCACAGAAGCAATACGGAATAACGCCAATTATGGACACAGTTAATGCGATTATCAACATGGCAGCAACGACACAACAGACTAGTATACTGGATAAAATTAATTTTGATGAAGTATCTGACCAGATTGGCGGGTTAAATGGGGTACCACCGTCGATCATAAATTCAGACGATGTTGTAGCGCAAGTGAGACAGCAGCGGCAGCAGCAAGAGCAACAACAGCAAATGGCACAGAACGCCATGACGGCAGCGCAGGGAGCCAAGACACTGGCGGGTGCTGATATGGAAGGTAATAACGCGCTGACAAAACTGGTAGGTGGACAATGAAACAGATTGTACCATTTAAAACATTAATACAGGAAGAATTAGACAAAAAGTTTTTGCTCGATTTAGCCGCCATGATGAAAACGGAACAAGGTCGCAGAATTTATAGTTGGATATTACAAAAATGTGGCGTTAAAGACATTGGAATTAAAGGGAATAGTCAAGATTTTTATTTATCTGGTAGAAAATCAGTTGCTATGGAATTAAGCGCGGCCTGTGATGCCATTGGCATGCTGGGAGTTGATTTAAGGCAAGCGGCAGAAAAAGAATATTTGCTGTTACAAATGTCCATAGGAGAAGACATTAAAAAGAAGGGGGTTGAATAATGAGTACCGCACACGGCAATATATCAAATTCATTCAAAAATATTAAACAGGGTATTAGCGCAGCGGTAACAATGGATTCGTTTAGAGTTGCTGCTATAGACGGTAATGCATTTGAAGTTGTGTTTACCGATATAACGGGAATCGTTTCAGGCGTATCATATTATTATTACATTGCTAACACCAGCACCGATACCGATGTTTGGTTAAGGCCAATAAAGTTTGATGAAGGGCCGTTTCTTGTACAGATTGTTAAAAGTGGGTTATTTGCTGTTGGTGGTACCACATATAATCCTAGCGATTATACGGTTTCGCCTACGTACGATGCTATTAAATTACCAAGTAGGAATTTAAATACTTCCTCTACTAATTTACCTGTGTTACAAGCATGGTTTCAAAATGCGCTAGGAGCTATAACGTGGACCGATACGGACGCTAACAAACTATTAAAAACTGTTTGGAGTGAAGCCATTAAGCCGAAGGATAATACAGAAGTTATGAGCATTATTAAACCGGGTGATGCGTTCATGTGCATATTTACAAATTTTGGAAACATGAAACATCCCTATGGTATTAATGTTTCGTGGTCGGAGGTGTAGTAAATGAGTGTTCCTAAAATGTCAAAGTGCATTAATTTTGATGGAATATTATCGGTAGTACAATCCGGTTCTGCAAATACCAACAATGTAATAACTCTTTCAGCAAGTGTGGGGGCGAGATATAGAATTTATGGATATAATTGTTTGATAACCGGAGCAGCTAGTGCGAATGCAGCGGTTCTAACGCTTGCTATTGGGTCTACTACTAAATTTATGGATGGTATTCCGGTTGGTGCAGCGATTGGATATTCACAATCAAAGTTTTTCCCTTGTCCTATTGAATCAAGTGCAATAAATACAGCGGTAACATTTACTATAACTGCTGCCGGGGCGGGTACAACAACAAGTGTTAGCTTACTTTATGATTTAGTATAGGAGGTGATAGCTGTGCAGAGCAAGAAAAAGGGTTGCGGTAAATAGAAAGGAGGTGATCGGCGTGGGAAACTACGTCGATTAATACATGGCGACATATTACATTGAAATTGATTTATCAAGTGGGCAAGTACTTGAACATTGCGGAGTATCAAAAGAAATTGTAAATAATTTAAAAATAGCATTTAATCATAATAGTAAAGAAGTTTTTACTGTTGTTGATTGCGAAGGTGAAAGTAGTTTTAGAATTAATGATGTTACAGCAATATGTATAAACGAAGAAAAAGAAAAACTGGCAAGCGGATTAACTTAATATTTGGGAGTTGATTAAATGAAAGCACATCCCGGTTTCGATGCAGTTAAAAATAAAATAACTGCTGAATACCGTAAAAAAGGTATGGATAAAGACAAAGCACATGACATAGCCGAAGCAACAGCTAATAAAATGAAGAAAGGTAAGTGATTTTAGTGGATGAAGTAACGCCAGTTGCCACACAGGATAACACCGAAGTGGTACCAGAGGTAACTCCAGAAGTTACACCGGAAGCAAAGACACCAGAACCTGTAAAGGAACCAGAACCAGTAGATTCAGCAGCGGCGCCAGAACCTGTTGATTATAATGACTTAACAGTACCTGAAAATTTTTCTGCGCCTATGGACGAATTTAAATCATGGGCAAAGGATAACAACTTATCCAAAGATACGGCGCAATCAGCTGTTGACTTTTATACACAAGTAGTTGTACCGCAGCAAGAAACAGCTTATAAGGAACAAATTGCTGAATGGACAAATGAAAGCATGACTAAACACGGTAAAAAAGGTATTGAAACAGCTAATAAAGCGTTATCGCGGTTCTCTACCCCTGAATTTGTTAAGTTTTTAGATGAAACTGGAATGGGTAATCATCCTGATATGATCGGTATATTTAAAAATATCGGCAATAAAATATCAGAATCCGGTTGGATTGATGGATCATCCAAGCCTGCAAATGGTCCAAATTACTACCCCGGATTACCGGGTAAAAAATAAACAAGGAGTTGATTAAATGGCTACGTTAAATTCTTCGGTTGTATCATGGTCAGACTTAAAAAATGCCATGAATCCAGACGGATCAGCCGCAAAAATTATCCCTATTCTTGAATTGTCTTGCCCATTTGTAAAATCAGCAACGGTTATCGAGGGCAGTATGAACAATGGTAATCAAACAGTTTTACAAGCAACAAAAGGTACTGCTGCAAAGCGTACTTATAACACTGGTGTTCCTAAAAGTAAAAAAACGGATATCCCCGTTGTTGATCTTGCCTGCATGTATGAAGCAAATGTTGAAGTTGATTTACGGTTGCTGGAAAAATACCCGAATCAAGAGCAGTACATGACTGGTCAAGAAAATGCCGCCGTTGCTGCCATGACAGAAGATTTTGAAAATGATGCGTTTTACGGTGACCAGAAATCGTCAATTTTATCCATTGACGGTCTGGCTACACGGTATAATTCATTAAGTACTGTTAAAACGAATAAAGGTTATCAAGTTATTAATTCTGGCGGGTCAACAAATCTGTCGTCTTTGTACCTTGTTGGATGGGGTGCTGGTGGATTCAATATGTTCTACCCGTTGGGCAGTCAAGCGGGAATTGACCGTATTGTTAATCCGAATCAACGTGTTACTGATGGTAACGGATATCCTTATTATGCTTATTGCGTAAACACCAACTGGCAGGTAGGATTAACTGTTGAAAATTATCGTATGGGCGGTCGTATTGCAAACATTGACACGACGGCACTAGCTAGTTATGGAACCGGAACAGACACCTCCCCTGATTTGTTTGCAAGCGTATTCACGCTTAAAAACAGATTGCAGTATAAATCCGGTTATCGCTTTGCGTGGTATTGTGATGAACTAGTTTATACGGTTCTCGAACGTATGAACAAAGACAAGTTCAATGTTATGCTAAATTGGGCAGAACAGATGGGCGCGCCACCTGAATTAACGCTTAACGGATGGCCTGTGTACTTGTCTGATAAGATTAAAAATACCGAAACGGTAGTATCCTAGGAGGGATGATAAATGGCTATTCTTGATAGCGAGTTAATTATGGCTTTAGCGCAAGCGGACACTACGGTTGCTAGTCACGATGCTACGGCACCGGATGGCAGAATTGGAATCGACTTTGGTCGCGCTGGTGCGGGATATAATAAGAAAGTTTTTGCTACGATCAATACTTTATTTGCATCAAGTGGATCAGCAACAGACACCTTTGCTGTGGTAACCGATGATAACGCATCGTTTACAAGCCCTACAACGTTGTTTACTACTAATGCGTTGGTATTTTCTAACCTTGTTGCTGGTCATAAGATTTTTGAATATACACTGCCGGCAGAAGTAGAACGGTTTATCAAGGTTACTCATACGGTTGGAACCGCTGCGTTAACAGGCGGGGCTTGGAATTGTTGGGTCGATGATGTTCAGCAAACAAATATGACCATCATGTAGGAGGTTAAACCATGGGACTTAAAACAGGTTCATCTTTACGTTCCGTAATAAAATATTTACAAACGCTAGTTAGTGCTACAGTTACGCTTACTGGGACGCAAACATTAACAAACAAAACAATTACTTCCAGCACTGCTTCTCTTACACAAGTTATTTCTACTTATGCGGCAGATGGAGCAATTGCTATTGTACCGGGGATCGCAGATATTGCGAAGACTTCCGCTGCGGCAATGACAATCGCAGCACCTACAGCAGGGCAAAACGGCGTAGAAATTATTATTGTTAATTCTACTGCCTTTGCCCATACTGTTACATTTACAGGAGCTACCCTTAACAATGGTACAAGTTCTGCAAAAACAACGTTAACATTCCCTACATACGTCGGCGGTTCTGCTTATATAGTTGCTGATAACGGAAAATGGTATTTAAATGGGCTAGTGAGTGCAACAGTAGCTTAATATGAGGGCGGCTAATTGTCGCCCTATTTTTTTATAAGGGAGCGATAACTATGTCGATATCCGAAACTTCTATTTGCAATTTAGCTTTGTCGCGGTTCGGTGGCGGTAAAATAACATCCCTAGATGATGATACAACAGAAACAGCAAGATTATTAAACCTTAACTATGACAATTGCCTGGAAACTGTTTTGCGAGAATTTCCGTGGAACTTTGCCAGAAAAATAGATATATTAGCCTTAACCAGTAACAAAACTCCCGGTTATAATTATGTTTATGCTTATCCTTCGGGTTGTATGAACTTGCTACGTATTTATACTGCTGGTAATGCACGGCTACAATGCAAAGTTGAATTTAAAATAATTACAGATGGTGACGAAAAGTTTATTGCTTGTGATATCGAAGGAGCCTGCGGAGAATATACATTTAAAGTAATTACGCCTAATGTGTACGACTCGTTATTTGTGAAGGCGTTTAGTTATCAACTGGCGGCAGAAATATGTAACGCCAAAACAGGAAATGCTCAAAAAACGCAAGAAATGTTACAGAAATATCAATTGTCTCTTGGAGAAGCACAACTTGCGGGAGCTATTGAAAACTGTTCTAAAATAGAATATCCAAGTTCATTTTTGAATAGTCGCGGATCAAGGGGGATGCGCTAATGGGTAAAGGTGAAGTTTCTCAAAAAATGTACATCAAACAATCGTCGTTTGCTGGCGGTGAAGTCAGCCCCGACTTGTACGGCCGTGATGATATGGTTAAATACAGCGTGTCAATGAAGCAATTATCAAACTTCTTCCCCCATCCCTTCGGCGGATTTAGCAATCGCCCCGGGCTACAATATATTGCAGAAGTCAAGGATTCAACTAAGAAAGTTAAATTGTTACCGTTTCAATTTAATAATGAGCAGGCAGATATAATTGAAGCAGGAGAAAATTATTTTAGGTATATAAAAGGTGGCGGCCAGATTATCGATCCGACAACCAGCGCAATTATCGAAACAGCGACTACTTATAATGAATCGGATTTATTTAACCTTAAAATAGCGCAGTCTGCCGATACTGTATATATATGCAATAATAAATATAAGCCAAAAACATTAACGAGATCAAGCCATTATAACTGGACTTTTGCTGATTTTAATTATGCTAATGGACCATTCAGGAAGGAAAATGTCACTGATACTTCGATTACACCAAGTGCTATTACTGGGACTGGAATAACATTGACTGCAACTAGTAATATATTCACATCAGATCAAGTTGGATCGTTGTTTCAAATTAGTCACGATGTAACAAATCAATCAATTATTGGTAATTATACCGGAACAGCAACAACTAATACGATTAAATGCAATGGTACTTGGTCGCTAACGACAGGCGGCACTTGGCATGGTTTAATTTATGTCCAATGGTCTAAAGATAATGGGGTAACGTGGGAAAATATCAGGACTTATCGGTCTGGTGGAGCAACAAATATCAGCGATTCTGGGAATACAGATCAATTAGTTTTACTTAGAATGTATTTAGTGTTAGATACGGCTGGAATTGATATTACATTAAACGCTTATTCATTTGTCAATGATGGTGTTGTTAAAATAACTTCGGTTACTAGCGGAACCGTGGCTATCGGTGACGTTATAACTGATTATGCCGATAATAATATTGGCATTGCTATGACGACAGCGACAACAAACTGGTCCGAAGGGGCTTGGTCAACTAAAAACGGATATCCAAGTTGTGTTAAATTCTACCAAAATAGATTATGCTTTGCCGGGACAACAAAAGATCCACTAACATTATGGATGAGCAATATTGGTGATTATCCAAACTTTCTGGTCCATCCTGTTGTAGTTGATAGTGATGCAATTGAAGCTCCATTAGTCAGTCAAGGCGTTAATGCTATTCGAAGTATGGTGTCTGTTGACAATATGCTGGCATTTACGGCGGCAGGAGAATGGAAAATAGGCACTGGCAGTGAATCTACAGGGCTATCTCCAACAACGGTTAGAGCTACCCAGCAGGAATATCGCGGGGCATCTACACTTGATCCGCTTATCGTCGGTAACCGAGTATTATATTGTCAGGATATGGGTAGTACCGTACGAGATATTGGCTACAGTTTATCTGATGACGTGTATAAGGGCGACGATTTAACTCTCATGGCAAGACACTTTTTTAGGAATTTTGAAATTGTTGACTGGGCATATCAAGCCGAACCAGACGGAATCATTTGGGCAATTAAAAGTGATGGTATTTTGTTAAGCCTAACTTATCTTAAGGATCAAGACGTTTATGGTTGGTCAGAACATACTACTGCTGGAGAATTTGAAAGCATCGCAAGTATACCCGGAACAAATTACAGTGAGGTTTACTTTGTAGTCAAGCGCGACATAAATGGTACTACAAAACGGTTCATTGAGAAACTAGCACATCGAATGGAATCTGCCGATCCAAGAGATCAATTTTTTGTTGACTGTGGGTTGTCTCTTGATAATCCGATTGCGATAACGGGGATTACAAAAACTAATCCTGTTGTTATCACGGCCCCTAGTCATGGACTGGCTGCTGGAAACTACGTTGATATATCAGATGTTATCGGAATGATTAATTTAAACGGTTACCGCTATAAAGTTGGGGTAACTACGACAAATACCTTCACGATAATTAATATGGATGATTCATCCAGCATTGACGGGGCTGCGTTTAAAACCTATAAATCGGGTGGTAATGTACGCAAAGCTGTTTTAACTGTATCGGGTCTAGACCATTTGAATGGTGAAACGGTTACCATATTAGCTGATGGCAGCGTTAATACCCCGCAGATAGTCACTAACGGTAGTATTACATTAGACGACTATGCATCAAGAATACACGTTGGACTTGGATATAATTGTGATGCAGAAACACTTGATATCGACTTCCCCGTTAAAAACGGTACGGTTCAGGGACGATTTAAGCGCATTAGCGAAATAACTTTGCGAGTAGAAAATACTTTTGGAGGTTCAGTTGGCATTAATGGACCTGATAATATTGAAATAATTGAACAAACGTTGTCTACTACGTGGGGTAAACCCGGAAATTTAGTCACTGGAGATATGAAAGTTTCTCCCTACGCAGACCTCGATACACATGCAACGGTATTTATTAGACAGTCAGATCCCCTTCCTATGACAATACTGTCGATTATATCGGGGGTTGAATTTGGTGATAACTAACATTATCGAATCGAAATTTGATGATTATGTTAACATTAAAATACATCCGAGTAATGTTGAAGAACTTAATTTAGTTACTGGGATAGAACCCGAATTGTGTCTAGCCATGTTATGGGAAACAAGTAAAAACAAAACAAGCGTTTTTGTTAAAGGAAAATTAATATGCTTGTTTGGAATTGTACCGCCCCATAACTTTTGGCTACTATTTTCAGATGGAATAGCCGAATTGCCATTGAGTTTTTTTAAGGAAAGCCGTAAAGTTGTGACAAAATTACATCAACAATACGGTTTTATTGATGGACATATTTATATTAAAAATGAATTTGCTTTAAAGTGGGCTAAGTTTATTGGCTGGAATATTGATGATCCAGCACTGCAAGGAAAATACAATAAACTATGCTACCACTTTTATTGCGGAAAGGAGTCCTAATATGTGCGGGCCAACAAATAATGCAAATCAAACTTATGCTACTGCGGGCAATGTTCTAGGAACGTACGGACAAATGCAGGCCGCAAAAAATAATGCTGCTTATCAGGCTAGTGTTGCGAACCAAAATGCGGCGATTGCATCAGCGCAGGCGATATCCGTCGGTCAAGCGGGAGCTAATCAGCAAGTTAATATTAGGAATCGTGCCGATCAAATGGCTGGCACTCAAAAATCAGCATTAGCTGCTAACGGTCTTGATATTGGGTCCGGTTCTCCACTTGCCATATTATCAAACACGGCTTATTTAGGCGAACAAGATGCGCAAACGTCCCGGCAGAATACAGAACTTCAAATGTGGGGTCTAAACAATCAAGCCGCAAACTATAAAACGCAGGCAAATGCGGCTACTGCTGCTGGTGATAATCAGGCGAATACTGCGCTGCTGAACGGCATTACTGCGGCATCAAAGCAGTATGCTACGTTTGGTAAATCGTCGGTAGGGGTTCCTGTAAGTAACAAGCCTGCATTCAATAGTGCGCTTGCACCTACCGATGCAAACGGTAATTATTTTATTGGCGGTAAACCGAATTATACAGTCGGTGTTAAAAGGCGGTGATTTAATTGGCAGTCGTTCCAACACTTAATAATAATCAACCAACAGTCCAGCAGCAGCCTATGCCTGATTATCGGGTGCAGCCTGTAGCTGAACCTGATTCATTTGGTGCTAGTGCCGCGAAAGCAGTTAGCGCAGTTGGCGAGGACTATAATCAGATGGCTGTTAAACAAAAGCAGTCAGCAGATTTACAAGCTGTCCAGCAGGCCACAATTGGTGCCACAACAGAGATAAACGATTATGCTCATAATCCTAATGATGGATACTTAAATCGCACTGGCACCGATGCTAAGGGCGTAGCACAGGCAATGGGAGCTATGAATAAAGCAGTAGTTTATAAGTACGGTCAAAGTTTAACCGATCCTGTTCAGCAGCAGGCATTTATAAACTCCATGAACCCACTTATACAGGGGTACCAAGATGCTGCCGATAATCACGAAGTAACACAAACTAAAATAGCGCAGAAGCAAATTGCTGATGCAGCGGCATCGGCTAGTCAGAGCACGGTAATAGCTAATTATAGTAATCCTACTGTTGCCGATCCTGCATTTCATAATGAATTACTTCACCAGCAAGCATACCAATCGTCAATCGGTACGCCGGCAGATGTAATATCGCAGTCGCTAAAAAGTTATTCTACCGATACCGTAACTAAAATGATTAAAACTGCCTTGTCTGTAAACGATATTCAAGGTGCCCAAAATGTACTAAACCATTACGGATATGATACGAGTAAAATGGATGGCGGTACTAGGACAGAATTGCAAGGGGTTATTGACAAGGTAGCACTACCAATAACGTTGCAACAGATAAGCGATAAATTTATGCAAGCATACGGAATGGATCAAGTAAAAGGTACCGCCGCTATTAAATCAGAATACGGAAACGATGTAAATGTTGATAAAATATTATCACGATACAATGCCGATATGTCTACGGCTAGAACAAATAAAAATATTGCCGATAAGGCATACCTAGAAAGCACTGTTGGCAATCTGATGAAAGCTGAAACACTAGCTGATGCACAAAATATTATTAGTAGTTCCAACTTGTTGCCTACGCAGAAAGTTACATTATTAAATCAAGCACAGGCCAAGTTTAAGGCGTTAGAAAAACCTACTCCATTACAGGCGTTTTTTGATAGATATGAAAGAACTGGATTTATTACTGATACCGAAAACATACGCCAGTACAATCAGATGCAGGCAGACGGTAAAGATGTTAGTCCGTCACAGCAAAAAAGTTTTAACGATTCGACAGTAAGAATGACTAATTATGATACATTTATGAGCAACGGTGGCTATAATCCTAAATCAGCGGCGGGTTCTGCGGAAGATCAGCAAAATAACGCAGTAGCCATTTTTAAGTCTATGGACGATATGGCATCAAAAGGAATGACACAAGATGAAATTTTTAGTAAATTAGACGAAGTTGCACCTAAGTACGGATTCGATCCCAATTATTTTAAAGGTAATGCGGAAGGAAAATGGGTTAAGAAGGTGGCTAACTAATGGGTGCATATGAAGATATGATGGGTGGAACGGAAGAAAGAACTGCTCCTGAGCCCGATAAGGGTATTATAGGTAATGCTTGGGACGATGTTGTCAGCATTGCAAAAACATATGTTGCAGAAGCTGTCCAAGGTGCTAAGGACGTTATGTCTAGTGGCAACCAACTAGCACAGGATAACCCGTTAGCATTATCTGGTACTCCTGTGCAGGAAGGAATGACGAATGCACCAGCACCAGCGCAGTCAGATCAGCAGCAGCAGGATTATAACGCATATCAAGAATCAACAGGTAACTTCGCTAATAATACAATTAAACCTGTTGTAGGACTTGCAGCTATTGCAGGGTCATTACCTTACGTTGGTCCAGCAATGGGAGCAGCAGGGGCAGCGGCAGGGGCCGCATACAGTCCGTTTTTTGCATCAGATATAATTAAATCTGCTAAAAAAGGTGGTGTAGGTCAGGTTGCTAGTGATTTTACTGTAGGCCCAGCACTTGATATTGCGGCACAGCCAAACCTAGGAGAACAATTCCACAAAAAACCCGTTACCACAGCCTATAACGTTGCTATGGCGACATTACCATTTTATCTTGTTGGTAAAGGTGTCCATGATGTTGTTAAGTCTAACGCGTTGCTGGATAAGGCTTACAGCATACCGGAAACCAATCCGCTACAAGTACAAACAATGTCACCTTATGAAGCTATGACACAAGGGCTAGTTGATAATAAACCTGCTGTTTCTGAATCTCCTGCGCTTCCAGTTGCTAGTGGTGTTGAAAATTATGCAGGGGTTACACCTGAAACGAAAGCAGCAGCCAACGATTTTGGTTCAGAATTAAAGCAAGATTACGGCATTGATGCTGTAGTTACTTCCGGTAAACGGTCAGAAGAAAATAACACGGCTGTTAACGGTGCTGAAAATTCGTGGCATTTACAAGGCAAGGCTGTTGATCTTGATATCGGTGATGTTACTCCAGAGCAGCAAGTGGCAATCAAAGCTAAGGCAGAAGCAGATGGATGGGGAGAAGTTTTATATCACGACGCAGGAACGGGAGTACATTTGCATTTAGCTGATTATCAAGGTAAAACTAGCGGTAATTTTGATTCGTGGTTTAGTGCTGTAGCGCAGCAGGAATCTGGTGGCGATTATAATGCAGTTGGGCAAAACGTCCCAGGCCAAGGCCGGGCGCAAGGTAAATTTCAAATTATGCCTGATAATTGGGAACCATGGTCTAAAGAAGCTGGTCTTCCTGATGGATCAGAAATGACACCAGCTAATCAAGAAATTGTAGCTAAATATAAGCTCCAACAATATTATGACAAGTACGGCCCTGACGGTGCCCTTGTTGCTTGGTATGCAGGGGAAGAAAATGGCGCAAGATGGGCAAGGGGGGAAGTTGATGCAATTGGCGAAGGCGGTCATTACTCTTGGGACGCTAAGCAAGGTGACGCACCAAGCGTACGCGAATACGTCCAGCAAGCTATGGACAAGGCTAAAACTGCTGGCTATGATCGTGGCACGGCGGCAACAAATGCACCTGATACAGGTATATCATCCGTTGAAGCAAACAATCGACTGGTAGAAGAAAATAAGCGCACTACAGTAGAAGCCAATAATTCATTAAATGGAATTGAACAAAATGCAAATGATGGTTGGAAGAAAACAGGGGAAGAATATTTAAAGGATCAGTCTGATAATAAAAAAATATCTGATACAGTATATAAAATAGAATCACAACCATGGGGTAATAATGCAGATGAAATAAATAATAAAAATTGGTATCACGGGACAGGAACAGAAGGGTTAACCCCTGATAGTTTATCTACGCATTCTACTAAAATAGAAGGACTATTTGGTCACGGGGTTTATTTGACCGATAACCCAGAAATTGCGCAAGGATATGCTAACGCAAGAGGAAATAAAACAAAAACGCCTACTGTTTATCAAGCTAAAGTTAATGTAGTAAATGTATTGGACTTAGAAAAGCCAATGCCAGATAAAGCTTATAGCGTTTTTAGAAAAGAAGCAGAACTTACGTCAAGGCAATATGGAGAACCAAAATTATTACAAAATATAGAAGATTTACATAAAAACGGTGCTTCCGGTGATAAAATTTATAGAGCATACTCGCAAGGTATAGAAGAAATATCTCGCGACCAATTTATTCCAAAAAGTGAATTTGTAGAAAGTTTTCAAGATTTATCAGGAAATTTAAAAGAAGCTGGTTATGATGCCTATACCCATACCGGAGGTAAGCGAACAGGTAAAAATCCTCATCAAGTATTAATTATGCTTGATCCAAAGGATGAATTATCTCAAACTGGTAGAAAAAATCAAATATATAAATTTGAACCAGTAAAAAACAGTAAAAAATCTAAAACTTATTCTAAAATACTTGACGATCATAAGCAAATTGTTGAAGATGCCCTAAAACGTGGCGATCCGGTACCGGATAAAGTTTTAAACGAATATCCCGACTTGGCTACTAAATATAACGAAGCTGGAGTAGGTAACCAAACTTATGGCACACTCAAAGATGGCGAATTTGGCTCTGTTACAAATCCTGATGTTGTACCGTCAGCACCTGCTAAAATAAATAATGTCACCAAGCCAGAACTAATCAACGCTATTGATAAACTCGTACAAACTCGCACAGGTAATGTATCAAAAGGATTTTTGGGTTTATACAAGGGTAATGATAAAGTTATTCGCGTACGCAGTTACGGCGATTTTGAAACCTATTCTCATGAAATTGGTCACGCTATTGACGGTACATTAAATATACCTGGTCATGATTTTGAATTAATCGCTAATGCCGACAAAATTTGGCAAGGCCACCCAGTATATGATAAATATAGTCCAGCAACGAAACGGGCAGAAGGAATCGCAGAATTTGGCAGACAGTATTTGCTGAACCCTACCGAAGCACAGAAAAACTTTCCTCGTTATTTTGATGCATTCCAGCAGAAGCTAGCTGAAAATCCTAAGTTTGCGAAACAATTTAATAATATCGGCGATATGATGAAGTCATGGTACGCACAAACGCCAGAAGCCCGGAATCGTGGAAGTATATCATTCGGTAGTGATAAAAGTTTAGTTTCCCCTACAAGCAGAGCAAAACAATTGTCGAATCGTTCCTACGAGTTATTTGTAAATGATCTTGATCCTATTCAACGAATAACCGCGCAAGTTGAGCATGAACTTGGTCGGAAACTTAATTTTGACGAAAACCCTTACCTGCGTGCAAGAGCAGCGCAAGGCATGCCGGGAATGGTATCTGAAATGATACTACAGGAAAAGGATGTTGCTATCCTTAAAGACTTATTAAACGAATCCTATGGCGGGAAAATAAAATATGCGGTCAGTATGTACGATGTGTTTAAAGGTATTGATGATCGTGTAATGAATGCGAAATATCCTACTTATTTGAAAGACGGTAATTTTGCAAATTGGCATCAGGCATTAAGCACATTGCTAACGACAAAAGCGTCAATAGAAAGAAAAGACGTTAATTATGCACAACCGTTAAAATTAGCACAAGATAAATTAGTTGAAGCTAATCAACGGGTAAAAGATGCTGTTGCAAACAACGAACCATTAAAATCAGTTGCTAAAGCAACCGCACAACAACGCCTAGCAGAAAACGAATTAAAACATATCCAGCAAGCTGGGTACAAAACCCCTGTCGATCTTAAAGATGCTCAACATCAAGTCGATAACGCGCCGCCAGAATTACATGATGCAGCAGAAAAGTTTTATCAATACAATGACAATCTACTGTCAATAAAGGAATATGGTGGATTAGTTAGTTCCAAACTAGCACAACAATTGCGAGATAAGTATCAAGATTACGCAGCTATGAACCGCGACTTTTCAGCAGAGGGAGAATCCGGTTCGCAAAGTATGGGCGGTTCAGCCTACGGTAATATTAGCAATCCAATTAAAAAGTTAAAAGAAGGCGGTTCTGCGCAGCTTGTTATTGATCCACTAGAGAGCGCAGCCAGAGATACAGCCGCTACATTAAGCGCAGTTGAACGTAATATGGTAGCGCAGGTGCTAGTTAAGTATAGCGACTCTCCGGGTGTAGGACAGGTACTTGAAAAGTTACCCGGCGTTAAAACAGGTGATGCCAAGAAAAGCATATTTACTGTCATGACAGATGGAGAAAAGCAAGCATACCAAACTACACCGGAATATTACCGGGCAATTCAATCGCTTAAACAGGAAACATTACCAGCATGGTTAACGCCAGTAAAATGGTTTAGCCAAGCGTTACGACTGGGTGTAACTATTGCACCTGATTTTATTATTCGTAATATGTTAAAAGATACAATTACCGCTAGTGTATTTAGTCATACCGGATTTAAACCGCTACTAGGCACTATAGAAGGCATTAAAACTCAGCTTACAGACAAACGCCTTAATGCAGAGTATAAGTTTTCTGGTGTACCACTAGGAACGTTTGTAGGACGTGATAGGCGCGCAATTAGTGACTACGTTTCTAAGATATCAGGTGATTCGAAAAGATTATCTTCACTTCCTGTATTTAAGCAAGCGGAATTAATATATGAAGGTTTGCGCAGGGTTGGAGAAACGATTGAGTCTTCCCCTCGTATAACAGAATACGCTAATGCCAGAGCACAAGGTAAAAGTGTTCGCGAAGCTAGCGTAATGGCACGTGATGTATCCGTTGACTTTCTACGGGGTGGCACAATATCAAGAGTATGGAATCAAATCGATCCATTTTTTAACGCTACCATTCAAGGCGGCGATAGACTGGCAAGGTCATTCGATAAAAAAGATGCACTATCCACAGTAGCTAAGGCAGTAACTTATATTACCGTTCCAAGTATTGCGCTGTGGGCGTTTAACCATGACCAGCAGTGGTATCAAGAACTTAGCGACGACGATAAAAACCAATACTGGATTATAAATACTTCTGGTGGATTGCTTCGCATACCAAAACCATTTGAACCCGGTACTATATTCGGTTCACTACCCGAACGAGCACTAGAACAAATGGCTAAAGAAAATCCAGAAGCAATGAAAAACTGGGCTAAATATGCGATTAATAACTTTAAGCCCGGTTTGATGCCGGCGGTAATAGGCCCTCTGATTCAGTGGCAGACCAATTACGACTTCTATCGTGACAAGCCAGTGGTAAACCAACGGGAACAAAACTTACCGGATGCGCAACAGTATAACGCTTACACTACTGAATTTGCTAAAAAAATAGGCGCAGCAGCTAATTTGTCACCAGAAAAAATTGATATGGCAATCAAGGGGTATCTAGGCAGTGCTGGATCATTTGTAGCTAGTTCGCTTGATAACGTTATCCCAGGTCATACCGTTATGCCAGATAAAAACTTTGCAGAACAGCCGGGCGTTAAGGGTCTATTTAAGACTCCTTTAAGCAATCCTAAGTCTGTGCAAGACTTCTACGACCATTTTACCGAAGTAGAAAAGAACTATAATGCTACAGGTAAGAAGGGTAATCCTCCAAACGATGTTGCGGGAATGCGCGGATTTGACAGCCAGATAACGGCACTCAACAAAGATAATCGTAATATATTAAATAGCGATAAGCTTGATGCTACAGCTAAACGTCAGAAGATGGATGCCAATAACGCAAAAATATTAAGTATTGCTAAGAAAGCCAACAGCAAATATCCACCTAATTATTGAAAGGGGTGATTGAATGTCCATATCGTCTGATTTAAATAAACAAGTTTATATTGGTAATGGTGTAACAACGGTTTTTCCATTCGACTTTGATGTTGCTGCACAGGAAGATTTGCATATTTATTTAACGGATATTGTCGCGGGAACGTCAACTGAAATAGTAACAAACTTAACATTCATGCCAGCTAACGGATCGTTTCCAACGAGTGGCGGGGATATAAAATACCCTACCGTTGGAACGGCAATAACAAGTTCTTATTCGGTAACTATACTTAGGAAGTTAGCTATTACACAGCCTGCGGTATACCCGAATAATACCGCATTAAAGCCGAAGGTAGTTGAGAAGTCACTTGACCGTCTAACCATGATAGCACAGCAAATACAAGAATCAGCGGATAGGTCGTTTAAACTTGGCGTAGCATCTAGTAACGTGTCGGGCGACCTTCCTGCACCAATAGCAGATGATTTACTTGGCTGGAATGCTGATGGTACAGCATTAGTTAACATAACAAATAAAGTTGCACGAGGAATTGACGGCGGTAATGCAAGAAGCGTTTATACTGACGACCAAATATATGACGGTGGTGGCGCAAATGGCTAAAAAAATTCTGTTACGTAGGGATGTATTAAGCGAATGGGAACTGGTTAATCCAATACTAGCTGATGGCGAAATTGGTCTAGTTACAGATGTAGAACCAAACAAGCAAAAAAATGGTAATGGAGTAAGCCGATGGCTTGATTTGCCTTATGCCAATATTGCTGCAACGATCAATATAAGGAATGTCACTACGTTAGCTCCCGGCAGTGCGGCAACGGTAAGTAATGTTGGTACCGAAAACGCAGCAATATTTGATTTTGGAATACCAGAGGGTCCTGCCGGGAGTGGCATAGATGCTACAACTACAACAAAAGGGGCTATCCAGCTGGCAGGAGACTTAACCGGAACAGCGGCACTACCTCGATTAGCTGCTACTGGCGTAACCGCTGGAGCATACACCAATATTAACGCTACTGTTGATAGTAAGGGAAGAATTACGAATGCCAGCAACGGAACAGGTGGCGGGGGTAATGGTGCATCAATATTGGCTTCAACTTATGGCGTTGTCATGGATGGTACAACAGATAATGCAACTATGATTGCTTCCGCTGTTGCGGCCGCTACTGCACTTGGCGGGGCTTATATAGATTTCGGCCCCGGTGTTTGTGCAACGTCAAATACGATGACACAAAATAGTTCTAATATTATTTTCCGTGGCCAAGGTCGTGGTGGAAGATATGACGATACACCGCTACAAGTAGCTGCAACTACATTCAAATGGATAGGTGCTGCTGGTGGCACACTTATTAGCATATCTCCAGCAACGGGAGGAACAAGAGGATTACAGGGTAATGGTGTAGTTGGAATAATGCTAGACTGGAATAATTTAGCGGCCGTTGGAATATCCATTGTGTCTGCCAGTAGCGGATATTATGAATTTTCAGCTAATAATTTTACATCTTATGCCATGACTTGTGATGTTATGGGTACTGTTGGTGCGGGATCAACAAATTGTATGTTCAATAAAATTGATATTAAATGGAGAAATTACGGTCAGGGATCATGTTTGAAGATGGATGGTAATACATTAAACAATTGCTGCTTCAATTATGTAAATGTTGAAGGAGAATATCAATTTGGTGATGCTATTTTACTGGGTAACACTGACAACAATACATTTGATGATGTTTATTTATACCGGAATGGGTCCACTGGCAGCGCAATAACGTTAAAAGCGAGCGCAACAGCTAATTGCGCCGCTAGAGCAAATACATTTAGACATTTTTCGGCTAATGCGCCCATTGTTGCGCAGGGTACTGAAACGGCGGCATATCCTTCAATACAGAACAGGTTTGATATCCTCGATTCCGCAAACAGTACGCCTTCACCAACTATAGGTACAAACGCAATTTGCTATTTTGCACAATCATATGCGCCGCAAGGATTCAGGGTTCACGATTTAGGAACTGTGACGGTTACCATGGACGGTGGCGGGCTTACAACTATATCTGGTCAGACAGGGACAATATCGGCTAACGGAAATGTGATTGTTAATTTCCCCTATACGTTTCCTACGCGGGTAGTTACTTTTCACGCTACACCAATAAACTCGCCAGTTGGCGTTAATATGGTATGTTACACTAATGGATGCCAAATATACGTTGGCAATGCTAGTACAGCAGTTGCTTGGTCCGCTACGGGATATTAATATTATAAGGAGGTAACATATGGCTGATTTAATTCAGATTAGGCGCGATACAGAAGCAAACTGGCAGTTAATTAATCCAATACTAGCTGATGGCGAACGGGCGTTAAGCAAGGATTTGGTCCCTAAGAAGATTAAAACTGGTGACGGTGTTCATAATTGGGTTGATATAGAATACGATTCAGGACTAAAAGGCGACAAGGGGAATAAAGGTGACACAGGCCCCGCTGGTGTAAAAGGTGATAAAGGCGATACTGGTGATGCAGGATCAACGGGCCCCGCTGGTAATGGCGATATGTCAACATCAGTATTCGCTACAGGTAATACAGCAAATACTCATACTGTTGACCATGCGTTAACGGCTGATACAATAGCCGCGGGTTCCGCAACCGATACCGCAATAGGTGATCGAACTGCCGATCCCGTAACAGCAACAACATATTCATTGACGGGTAGTATAACGCAGTGGCTGTCATGGATATTAAAACGTATTGCAGAAATTGCAGGGGTAGCGTGGGGAACGGCCTGCCCGGCATCGCTGCTATCGTTATTTAATCAAAAATGGACAGACGTACGAGTAACCCTATATAATCCTGCTGCTGGATATGTTTCTCCACTGTACATATTGCTACGTAATTGTACAGGGTATAATATTTATTTTCATCCGCAAGGGCCTAGTGTGTCTGCGGCTACTACGATTAATATTTTTCAGGGTTCTGGAACATTAACACTGGCAGCAGCGATTACCAGCACAACGGCGACTACCATGACAACTAATATATCGTTTGTATTTACTGGATCTCCATTAGCATTAATTGATGCAAACGGAGTACCAGAAGTTGTGCAAATGACAGCGGGGTCAGGAACAACCACAATAACTATTGTTCGCGGTCAAGGCGGTACTACGGCAAGTACACATTTAACTGGTGGGTTAGTTTTAAGAACACTAGCTGCAACTACCAGCATATCAGCATTATCGCCAACAACACTGTCTGCATCGGGAATAACCGGAACAGCTAACGATATATTCGCATATAATGTAGTGGGGGCAGGGCTATCTAGCTGTAATTTAGTTATTACGCCAGAGTGGGTGAATAGATAATATGGCAGTCGATGATCAATATACAGTAAGTTTACTTCATTTTGATGGAAATTTTACTGACGAATCTGGAAAAATATGGACCAATGGCGGTTCAGGTAGTAATACAACCGTAATAACTCCTGTTAAATTTGGTACAGGAGCTTTGTCAACTCTACAAACCAGTAATTTACAATGTACTTCTTCTGATTTTGGATTTGGAACAGGAGATTTTTGTAAAGAATTTTGGATAAACATCCCAAACTTTTCTAGCGTAAATCGGATATTAAATAATGGGGCAAGTAATTTTGTAGTACAGTTTACAACGGCAACAAATTTTCTTTTTTATGATGGAACGTCTCATAATATAACGGTATCATTTCCTATTAGTAATTATTTTCATGTCGAATTTGATAGGTCAAATGGGACTCTGTACATTTTCTTAAATGGTCAACTGATATATACGCAGGCTTATATTGTAGATTTTGGATATTCTCAACAACTTAATTTCAACATGAAAAATTCCAATGATGGTAGCCAGGCATATTGGGACGAATTTCGTATTTCAAAAATAGCTCGCCACACATCTTCGTTTACGCCATCAACGCATGCATATGGAACTAGCGCGCAACAAGCTCAATGCTCACCGGGAGGGATGTAAAATGTATTCATATTTGTTTAGCGGAGATAATTTGACACATACTTATATTGGAGGCGACATTCCTGCTGGATATCAAATATTCAACGGTGGCAATGAAGTAGATTGGACCATTTGGGATTACAACGGAACGGATATTATCGCTAAACCCGTTGTAGTCGCTGCCGATAATACTAAAGTTGTCCAAACGTCAGAACGGTTAAAAACATCATTAGATAATTTGTATAATTTAAAGGAAGATAACTTAATTTTTAACTATGGTAAATCGTCGCTCGCTGGAGATACTGGTAACGCCACTATTTACGATAATAAAATTAAAAATTTAAATTCTATTTATGGCAACTATTCTGCCGAAATATTAGCTGGCAATGATCCGTTAACGCTATACGGTAACGATGCATTTACGTTATAATAGGAGGTAAGATATGGCCTATAATCAAATATTAACAGCTTTAGGAGATTTTGCCGGCGTACCGATGGCAATTATAATGTCAATGTCGTTTTTGAGTCTGATTATTTATTTAACGCTAAAATTACCAACAATTCTCACAACACAAAATGTTTTAATTCAAAACAATACCGAAGCTACAAGGAGTATGAGCAAATCAGTTAATTTGTTAGGCGTAGTTTTACAGGAAATAACTAAAAATTCAGCGGTTCATGACGAGAGGACACAGCGAATGCAATGTGATGTTGATGCACTGAAAAAGGATGTTTCAGATATTAGGCATGAAGGAGCTACAAAAGCAGAACTAGCGGCGATTCATGGCAGGTTAGATGTTGCTGTTCAGGGAATAAATGTAATACAGTGTAAGGTATCATGAACTGGCTACAGCACCATATTGGAATCGTGTGCATGACGTTTGGCTTATTTGCGGCGATATTTGTGTTTGTGTCATGGGGGGTGGGGTATTATTGCAACGCTATTTATGGAATGCATTTTGAGTTGTCAAGTTGCTGGATGGGGGTATCAGCAATCGGTATAGGACTAGTTGGGTTATTTAAGTGGCTAGTTGATAGCAGTCCGTGGAACTCGAACGAAGGTAAACCACCAATAGGAGGTAATTTAAAATGAAAGGTATTGATATATCAGCATGGCAAGAAAATGTTGACTGGCAAGCTGTTATAAGTTCGGGAATTGAATTTGTAATTGTAAAAATTGGTGAAAATTATCAACTCGATGGAATGTTTATTGACCATATTAACAACGCTGTCAATCATGGCTTGAAAGTGGGCGTATATTATTACTCTAAGGTCACTAACGAAACACAGGCACAATCCGAAGCCGATTGGATAGATACGCAGATCAAGCAATATCTGAATGGTAAATGCCCTGAAATGGGTATCTGGTATGACATGGAAGATAACAGCATTGCCGATTCTGGCGCAGATATTACAGGGCTGTGCCGAACATTCACAGGCCAAATAAAATTAGCAGGTTACGGCTATGTAGGCGTTTATAGCTCATATAACTGGTTAACTAACGGCAATATTGATACAGCTAATTTAGATGTACCTTACTGGTGCGCACAATATAATTTTGAGTGTAACTTCCCGAATCCTAATATATGGCAAAATACTGATTCGCTAGTTATCGGAGGTCAATCGTTTGATGGGGACATTGCCTATGAATAACGAATGCCCATACACAAAAATAGGCAATGGATTATGTCGCAGCTGCTTGTGTGGTGAAAATTATCAAGGTTGTGCCCGGTACAAATACAGCAATGTTAAAGGCCCGCAAAATACACCTGACTTTGTTGGCGTGCTGGATCATGGAAGATTATTGGAGATAGTTAATTAAAAATATGGAGGAATATAGAATGGCAGACGAAACACCGACAATTCCGGTTGATACAACCACAGTAATCGCCCCTGCAGTGACAGATACCCCGGCAGTGGTACAAACAGACACGCAGAAGGCAATTGTAGCCGTAGAAGCAGCACTGGCGGCGTTAAAATCAGCAGGTGGGGATTATGTAACAGCCGAAATATCCCGATTAACAACAGTATTGTCAAATTTAAAAATTAAGGCAGCAGCAGAAGTAACCGTGCTGGAAACAGAAGTTAAAACTATCGAAGTAGCTGAAAAAACATTCATCGAAAAATACGGCAACGCAATATTAAACGGGGCCGAAATCGTGTTACTGGTTGCACTGGTAGCAAAAATATTTAATATAATTTAGGGGGCGGTTAAAATTGATAAACAAACCATCATTAAAACGGCTGTTACCGCTATTGTTATTTTGCTTATTGGTATGCTGGCAGGGTACTGGATTAGCAGCCGAAGAAGTGTATCAACTGCCGATAAGTCAGCAGCAGCAGTTACTAGCGGACTTGCAGCAGCTACAACAGAACTCGATAGCACAAGACAACAATTATCAGCAAGTCAAGCAGTCGTTGAAGACCTCAAACGAACAAATAGCGACCTTAACCAGCAACTTAGCGACAGCGCAGCAACTATTGACAAACTCAAACAGTCAAATAACGAAATTGGAAGCGCAACTGACAGCGGCGCAGCAATCAACGATTCAAGCGCAGCGATCCTTGACCGAGATATCAAAATCTTGGAAAGCCTATCAAAAGTCAGTCAGTGACAAACATTTTGGTCTAGGCATAGGCGGCGGAACAGTAAACTCGAAAGCTATCGCTATGGCATCGATTGAGTATGATAATCATAATATTGGGTATGAGATTATAGGCGGTCAATCAACTGTGATCGGGTTGGTAAAATATAGGTTTTAAATAATAAAAAGCACTCATATTAAATTATGGGTGCTTTTTTTATGTTTAAAAATAAATTTAAAATATATTCTAAAATGCTTTGACATGTTTTAAAATGTATGATAATATACTAATTAAAGGAGGTGCTTAACAGATGGCAGATGAAATAATAACACTAAACGAAGCAGCAGAATTATTGAAATGTAGTCGGTCTAAAATTTACACATTGATGGCAAAAGGAGACATACCTTATTTTAGGGTAGGTGGTCAATACCGGTTTGACAAGCAGCTTGTTTTAATCAAACTAAAGGGGTGTCAAAAATAATGTACCCTGACACAATAATATCGTATGTATTGTGGGCAATAATTGTAATAATAATAGTGAGGAGTGATTAACAAAATGGAAAAGTTAACAGCAGAACAATTAAAATTAATTGTTGAGTCTCATGGCAAATGGTTACTTGATGAAGTTGGTGGCATCCGTGCTAATCTAAGCTATGCTAATCTAAGCAGTGCTGATCTACGCCGTGCTGATCTAAGCGGTGCTGATCTAAGCTATGCTAATCTACGCCGTGCTGATCTAAGCTATGCTAATCTAAGCTATGCTAATCTAAGCTATGCTAATCTAAGCAGTGCTGATCTACGCCGTGCTAATCTACGCTATGCTAATCTAAGCTATGCTAATCTAAGCTATGCTAATCTAAGCTATGCTAATCTAAGCTATGCTAATCTAAGCCGTGCTGATCTACGCGGTGCTGATCTACGCCGTGCTGATCTAGATTATTCTTGTTTGCCATTATGGTGCGGTTCATTAAATATGACAGTAGACAAACGAATTGCGGTTCAAGTTTTGTATCATTTTTCCCGCTTGAAATGTGATGACAAAGAAGTAATTGAAGCGCAAAAATCAATGTTTGATCTTGCAAATAAATTTCACCGTGTGGACGAATGCGGAAAATTGGAGTGAGTAATTTGCAACAATTTTTAATTAATCTTGACTTAGGCCAGTATGACTTTTTTATCGGCATTGTTGCTGGCCTGATTATTGGAATGGGGGTTAAATTACATGCTAGATGATTTTTATAACGTTAAATTTTCGCAACACATCAAAATTATTAAGCCTTGGCACATAAAATATAGAGGTTATATATTATGGCTGTCGGCAATAGTTATCGTTGTATGGTCACAGCAGCCATAAATTAATAATTTAAAGGAGAGGGTTAAAATGGATATTTTGCGAGATACCACTCGCACAGCAAGGAAAATACACATTTGCGATTATTGCGGTTTTGAGATAGCGAAAGGAACAGCATACAATTCGCAAACAAATGTTAACGAAGGTATAGTTTACACATGGAAAAGCCATTTTGATTGTAGATCATTAGCAAGAAAGCTTAGAATGTTTGATACTTGTTGGGAAGGTGAAGGATTAGATAGCGATATGTTTAAAGAAATTATTACTGATTATTTAGACGGAGAAAATATTAAATATAACAATTGGCGTGAAGCTTATGAGCAAGCTAAGTTTTTATTACTTGGTGTTGGCGATAGCCATGTTTAGTCAACAATTACTCCAGCACACAGTAAAATTAATCACCTCCCGCGAATATCACGCAGGCTATGCGTTCGCCGTCAATAACGATGCTTATTTTGATATGCTTACGAATGAAGACTTACTCAAGTTAGCAATGCTATTTATGTCAAACAGATCAGCATTTTCAGACGGTCAAGCATACTATTGTTGGGAACTAGCCTACAAGCGTAAGGGGCTGATTGCAGATGATACAGACACCAACAAAATATATTCATCGATGGTATAAACGCGGTTATGTTGAAATTGGCAGAGTAGTATTTATAAGCGGGTTAATTTATGTATTTATGGAGAAAAGGAGATTAATGTAATGACAAAAGAAAATATACCGTTTCTAATAAAAATGGTTTGTGATGCTGATATTCGTACGTTATGTGGTGATATAGTAGGGATATCCAATATTACACTGGGAGAATTAGAAACGCTTTACAAGGAAGGTTAAATTGATGGAATTAAAGCAGGCTGTTAACGATTATTTAAAGGCTAAGGGAAATTTGGAATCAATACTTGGTAAAAGCAGTGTTATTACAAATAGGTTTGATGGCACCGTATCATTAATAGCAGAAAAAATTAATTGCCTTGTTAATGCTGATGAAGTTAACATTAGCAGAGGGCCGATAAATTTCCCTTGGCTAGTATCTGGTAGCATTTGTGGAGTCGCAATAAGCTGTGTATCATATAAAAAAGAAATTGAAGAAGCGGGGCTGATGAAATAATGAGTAAATTATACGAACTAGCACAAAATTACGCCAATATCATCGACCTAATCGAAGACGATTCAATTCCTGCCGAAGCAATCGAAACAGCATTAAAAGCTGTTGAAGCCGATATTACCGTCAAAGCTGAAAGTATTGCTAAACTCGATGCCAATTTAGCTGGATCACAGTCACAGTTTGAAGCTGAAATTGAACGGCTTACGAAGCGTAAAAATGCGATTAAAAATCGTCGGGCGCAATTGAAGGAATTTTTAAAGGTTCAGCTTGAATCAATCAAGATAAAAAAGTTAAAAGCTGGCGTATTCTCGATAACTGTTCAAAATAATCCGCCAGCACTTCAAATTATTGATGACAAATTAATCCCGGCAGAATACCAGACTATCGTTCCTGCGTATTACGAATTGCAGAAAGATAAAATTAAATCTGATTTAAAGGCAGGTAAAATTATTGAGGGGGCGCAGTTAACAACGGGAACCGCCCTGCACATCAGATGATGGCCTGCAAGCAAGACATATTTGATACAGCTACGCAGCAATGCAAAGCAAAATGTGATGTGCATAAAAATTATAAATGTTGCGCATTATGTGATGATAAATTAGATTGCGAATATTTTTGCGGGGAGTGTGGGAAATAATGGACATGCAACATTATAATAATCTTAGGGCTGTCCCTAAGGACGCCTTAAAAGAAATAGGATTTGGCAAACTTAAAGGAAAGTCAGATATTAACCCGCAATGGCGTTATGAATCCATGACTCGCGAATTTGGAGTATGCGGAATTGGCTGGAAATATGAAATTGAAAAGACATGGACACAGCCTGCAAACGATGAACAAGTTATGGTATTTGTCGAGTTGAAATTATTTATCAAAAATTGCGAAAATTGGTCTGATGGAATCCCGGCAATAGGCGGCGACTTCTTGCTTGAGAAAGACAAAAATGGCTTGCATGGGAATGACGAAGCCTACAAAATGGCAACTACTGATGCTTTAGGCGTAGCAATGAAAATGCTAGGAGTAGCCGCTGATATTTACAGGGGACTAGCAAACGACAGTAAATATGGCAAGAATACTTCAACAGCACAGCCGCATACAAGCACGCCGCCTGTACAGCAAAAACTCGCCACGCATCCACCAGTTAAGCCACAGCAGGGAACATCAGCAAAAATATCAGAGCAGCAAGTTAAATCGTTATACACCAAGGCAACAAATTTAAAATTGTCTCATGATAAAGTTCACGAAATACTCAAAGCCAAATATAATATTGAATCAGCCAAGGATTTGCTAGTGCCTGATTTTGCATATGTGATGAATCATATGAATGAATTAGCGGAGGTAAAAGCATGAACAACGTAATTATGACAGGCCACTTAGGAAAGCCACCGGAAACCAGATATACTAATAGCGGCATGGCAATAACTAATTTTTCAATGGCAATATTAGACGGCTACGGAGACAAGAAAAAAACTTATTGGCCTAATTTTGTGGCATTTGATAAAACGGCTGAAATTATTGCTAATTCGCTTGATAAAGGTAGTCATGTTTTAGTCGATGCTAGATACACAGAAGACCATTGGGAAGATAAAGAAGGGAACAAGCGTATGACCGTTAAGTTTGTTGTTAATCGGATAGAATTTTTGGATAAGAAGGGTAAGCCATCCAGTGGTATTGAATCAAATATCCCTGAATCATTTGGTAAACAAATATTCCCAGAAGATGAAATACCATTTTAGCACCATCAAAGCAGAAGCCTAAAAACTTCTGCTAAATTTTTAAAAATAGGTTGAAATGTATAACAATGGTTGGTATAATATTGGTAAGGGGTGATAAAAATTAAGCACATAGTACAATTTTCAGGCGGAGCGGCTAGTGCATATGTAGCAAAATTGGTTATTGATAAGTTTGGCAAGGAAAATACAATTTTACTGCATCACGATACGAAAGCCGAAGACCCAGATACATACAGATTTTTAGAGCAAATTAGTAATTATCTCGATCATGAAATTACGGATGTTTCAGATGGGCGTAGTCTTTGGGAATTAATAGAAGATACTCACTGCATACCAAACTACTTTATGCCTTTTTGCACACAAACTTTAAAACTAAAACCAGCCGAAAAGTTTTACAAATCGTTATCAGAACCATTTATTCAATACAACGGTTTTGGTCCCAATGAATGGAAGCGAGTAGCAAAAGCTATGCCAAGAGCTGAAATAGCGGGTAGACAATTAAAATGTTTGTTGTATGAAAGAAACATTAATGATGAACAAGTAAAAGATACGATCCGACACACTTGGAAAATTTGCTTGCCTAATGCCTATCGGTTTTTAAATCACAACAATTGCATACCTTGCTGGAAAGGTGGCAAAGGTCACTTCTATCAAATTTGGTTGCATTATCCAAAACAATTTAAACAAGCAATTGAAGCAGAAAAATCGACCGAATATATAAGATTTAAAGATGAAACGCTGGAAGAATTAGCAAAAAAGTGGAAAGCTGGTAACATGGATAACTTATTTGACGATGATGCTGGAATACCGTGCATGTGTGCAGATTAATATAAAAAAAGGAGCAACAAAAGGGGTGATGGTATGAGAGAATTGACAATATGCGATTTATGTAATACAACTTTAAATCCGCTTAATTCTCATCTTGGACCAGATAAAAACGGAAATTTAATTTTTGCGCACATTGACTGTTGGAACGAATATTACGCAGATGAAATTAAAAAGGAGCAACAAAATGGAGCTTAAAAAATTCAGAGAAAAGTACAATTTTACGCAAGCGGATATGTCCCGGTCACTGAATATAAGTCTAAACACTTATATTAGATGGGAATTAGGGATAGGAAATCCGGGGTTTGAGAATAAAATTAAGCTAGTTAAATATTTTGGAACGTTCGGGGAAAAATGGAATTAAGGGATTATCAACTAAAACTAGTAAATGACGTTCGCCAGCAAATTAAACTAGGTAAGCGGTCTATACTTATACAATTACCAACAGGCGGGGGGAAAACTGCCGTGGCGGCCTATATAATAAAAAACGCAATAGTAAAAGGCAATCGTGCTATGATGACAACTCACCGCGCTGAAATTTTTAGCCAGATTATAAGCACAATGGAATCTTTCAACGTTCCCTACGGGATGATTCAATCTGGCACGAAGATGGACCTTGATCAGCCTATGCAAGTGGCTAGTATATTAACACTTCGCAATAGACTTGATAAAGTTCCGATTCCCAAAATATTGGTAGTTGATGAAACACAGCATCTTGTAAGTCCTACATGGAAACAGGTAGCGGACTATTATCGTAAACGTGGAACAATTATTTTGGGATTAAGTGCTAGCCCTCACCGACTTTCAGGCGAATCATTATCAAGTTGTTTTGAAGTCATGGTGCAGGGGCCGTCAATTCGAGAATTGATTAAAATGAAATTTTTAAGCGAATATATTTATTATGCTCCAAGTGTTGGAATTGAAACATCAACTATTCATATCAAGTGTGGCGATTTTGATAAAAGTGAACTTGAAATAGCAGTCAACAAGCGGGCCATAACAGGCAATATAATATCGCATTACAAACGATTGATACCGGGAAAACGAGCAATAGTTTTTTGCGTATCGGTAGCACATGCAAAATCAGTATCAGAACAATTTAACGAAAAAGGAATCCCGGCAGAATTTGTTGAAGGAAGTATGCCAAAAGAAGCTAGAAAATCAGCATTTGAACGGTTTAAACGTGGCGAAACATTAGTCTTGGTGAATATCGAGATCGCGAGTGAGGGCGTTGATATTCCAGCAGTAGAAGCGGTTATATTGCTTAGGCCGACAATGAGCGAATCGTTATTTTTGCAACAGGTTGGCAGGGCATTGCGGATTGACCCGGATAACAAAAGTAAAATAGCTGTGGTGCTGGATCATTGTTCTAATGTATTTACTCATGGATTGCCAGATAAAGACAGAGTTTGGAGTCTTGACGGTATTGTTAGCCATCGTAAACAAGGTGAAAAAGCAGTAGGCTGTCGCATGTGTCCGAAATGCTTTTATTGCCATGATCCTGCACCGGTTTGCCCACACTGCGGGTATCAATATGAAGTTACTGGTAGAATGTTAGCAATTGAAGCTGGCGAATTACGCCAATACGACGAAAAAATTATCGAAGATGAAAAACGCAAAAAGCGTATGACCGTAGGCATGGCAAAAACTCGCGCAGATTTAGAAGAAATAGCGCTGGAGCGAGGATATAAGAAGTCTTGGGTTTATGTCCAGGCTAAATTAAAAAATATTAGGGGGTAATCGTATAGCTACCAAAGGAACAAATCTCACAAACAGCATAAAAAAAGCCATCAGTCACGATACTAAAGGTCAAGTTATTCCATATCGCGTTAACGCAGGAACTTTTTGGGGCGGTCAAGTTGCTGGTCATAGCGTAGTGGGCGGCAGAACATACGTAACGCTTAAGGATGCTACCAGAGTCGAAGGATTCCCAGCAGGATTCCCGGACTTATTATTGCTGTATTCCGAGATAGTAACGCCTGATATGGTCGGTAAAACGGTATTACGTGCAGGATTCATCGAAGTCAAGGCAGAAGGCGATACAGTCAAGGATAATCAAGAATATTTTATCCAGCAGATGAGATTAAAGGGAGCGGATCGAGCAGGATTCGCACACGATGTTAGACAAGGGGTAGATATTGCGAAAGGGGTTAAATAATAATGGTTAATCGAAAAGTTGAAAATCGTTGTGGAGATTGTCGCTACTTTGATACAGATAAATATTTAGCGGTAAAAAAATCCGTTTGCTACGTAAAACAGGTACCCGATAAGTATACCGGATTGAAGGCGGCAGTAGAAGTTAAACCAAGGGAATTAGCGTGTAACGAATTTAGGCAAAAACTTGATAATAAATAGCTGGCTGTATTCCGCCGTACCCCACACAATTGACCACCAGCGAATGAATATAGTCATGCTGGTATAAGTTTAAGCGAAGTTAAAATAAAATTGTTAGGCGGCGATTAAAATGACGAGCGAAGAAGCTAGACAATATTTTAAAGATCATAACCTGTCATACGAAAATATAACCAGCGGTGATATTTGTGTATTGATTATGATTCTTAATAAAACATTAAATAAAATTCGCAAAAGTACAGAAATATCATTGCGCATGTCAGAAAAAATACACAGCAAATACAAAATAAATGGTGATTTGATTACATGCTATTTATATGTAAACGGTAGCTATTTTACTAGACGTGAATGTATATCTTTTGGGATAGACGGATTTATTGGATTCTGTGGATGGGCCGATAGCACTAATCAAAAACCAATTGTAGATAGTTTTATTAAATGGTGTGATTATCTGGCGGTGAAAAAATAATGGATATTAAATTTCAGGCGTTTGATGAAAAGTTAAATACAATATTTGCTGTACACGAATTAAACTTTCAAGAGATCAATGGTAAAACAGGTAAATTAACATTAATCAGAGGGTATAGCTCTAAAGGTTGCACGATGATGGAAGGAAGGGACGTTTTTGGAGGGCACAACGCAAAGCGCATTAAGCTTATGCAGTTTACGGGGTTGCAAGATATGGACAAAATTGATATTTACGATGCGGATATATTGCTGGTAGATGAACATTACAAAGCTAAAGTTATTCAAGCTAACGGTTACTTTTGCGTTATTTATTACAAGGAAGGTATAGTGGACGGAAGAGACTTTTTGTATCGTATTAATCACAATAGCAGAAAAATAGGTAACTGGTACCAAAATCCAGAACTGCTGCGATCATGAAATACCGTAACTCTCCTGTACCACTCATGCCAACTAAAATATATATCGATGCCGATAATAAAATAAAATTGGATTGGCATACAGAAGTCGGAAAATTATTGGAGGACTTAAAACCATGCCAACAGGCAAACAATATTCCCCATACGAAATAAAATTTATCTGTAACAATTATAAACTTCACACCGACAAATGGATTGCTGACCAGCTTAGCAGAACCGAACGGGCGATAATAACATTTCGCACAGCAAAATTGGGGCTAGTCAGGAAAATTATACCCGTTAAAATTAAACATCATAAAATCAAGCAGGTGCCGATTGATATATCACGAAGAATATTATTCATGGAGTTTATGCGGTGTGGTAAGAAGCTGGTTGGCGATAGTAGGCCGATAATAAGATTGAGCGATTTGATACCAGCGTTTGCAAGTTATGAAAATAATCGGGAGGTTAAAATATTGTGACATATAACGATAAGGCAGTTGAGACGTTGATAATTCTTACCATAATTACGAATTGCCCACGTGATTGTGATTTAAAAGATAAAGAACATTGTCCGCATACTATAGCTGTGGCAGATGAAACTTGTTTTAAATGTTGGCAGCAAGCATTACAGCAGGAACCGGATGTGCAGCTATGACACCAGCAGAATTAAACGATATTCAGCAGAAAAATAATAAATCGCCATTAAAGATTAAGCGATGCGCAGGTGCTGGATTTTCAATCGTTATTAACGGTAAACAATTTGCTGTAATAGATAAACAAACAAATCGTGTTAAATTACTATCTGCAAATGAAGTTAATTTTTTTGTAGATCCGTATAAAGATATTTTTGATTTATTGGCACACATCAGCGAACTTGAAACCACCAAACAGCAACTACTAATTGCTCTGCAAGAGCAGAATGTAAAACATACCCAGCAATGAATGAGGAAATCAAAGAATTATTGCATATGACAGGCGAAAATATGGATTTGTATGTTGTTACCAGAATTGAGGAATTGGAGCAAGAAAACGCCACATTACGCCAGCAAATTAATAAAATGAAGTCATGTTATAATTGTAAAAATATTCAAATAATAGGAAGCTGTATTTTAGGATTAAACGGTTGCATTAATAATAATCACAGTGGATGGGAAGGATCTGACTAATATGAAATGCATTAACTGCCCACAATATAGTGAAGGATTTTGCGATTATCACGGAATAACGGTTAGGCCTGATAAGGTGACTAGGTGTTTTGATGATGAAGGAGAGGTTGAGGATGAATGAATTAATTCGCAATGAAGACCCAATAAAAACTTTAACTCGATGGTCATATGCTTATTCGATGGACGGAGAACATACTAGACAAATAGCTAAGTATATTCAAGGCCTTCGCGCCAAACTACAATCAGTAGAATCAAAAATAACCGCACTATCCGAAACAATTGATAGCCAGCATCAAACTAATGTGGCACTTGTGAATAAGTTGGAAGCGGCAGAAAAAGTTGAAAATGAACTTATGGAAGATTTAATTATTGAACGCAAAAAAAATAGAGATCACAGTAATGAAAGTTTGGCGTTTCAGCAAAGAGCGTGGAAGGCAGAAAAAATAATTGAAGGATTTAATGAAAATAGTTATAAAATGGCCGATATTGTAACTGTAGTAAAAAGCGAGCGCGACGAATTGCAGCAACAATTATCAGACATATTCGATAATATTACAGGTGCAAAATGTGCTGATGATGTAGTTAATCATTTGGAAAAGTTACGTACTAATATATATGAATTGCAGGCGCAGGTTGCTGTGATGCAGGAAGCTTTAGAAAATATAATGAATCACACTGTACGATACGCAAAAGAATCAGATACGGGATATTTGTACAGAATTGCTAGACAAGCAATTGAAACCACTCCAGCAAAAACAGCAGAGCGAGCACAAGGGCTGGTTGATGCACTGAAAGAGATTAAGTATCGGGCAACGGCATTTAGAACTGACGGGTTTGAAAAATTAGTGAGAGAAGCATTAGATAAGTATCGGGGTGAAGCCAAATGATTAATATTAAAACAGCTTTAAAAGTATTACACGGTGAATATTTTTTGTTTGTATCAGGTGATGGGAACTCAATTAAAATCGATCGTAAAAACGCTAACGATATTGCAGACTTGATTACTCGCCAACAGGCTGTTTGTAATGAGGCTAAAATATTAAATCGTTGCACACTTTTTAACGACTACCCGCAAACCTGCGATGAACTCGATCACGAATGTGAAGAATATAATTTATGTGACGCATTAAAACGATTGGAGGTAAAACTATGACAACTAAACTAGAATCGGTATTAACACGTGCAGAAGATGTAGAACACAAACTATTTCATGATGATCAATCTAAAACTATCAAAGAATTACAGGCGCAAATCGGCTTAATGATAAGTGCATTAATTCCATTAATGGAAATTATAGAATTACACAAATTGGAGTGCTGGCAATATGAATTAGCGGGACAAATATTGTCATCAACGCCAGCAGAAGCAGCAGATTTAATAATTCGCCAGCGAAAAGTTTGTGTCGCAGCAAAATACCGTGAAGAATGTGAGCGCAGATGGCGTATTGGAGATAAATTAGTAAACCATGAAACATTATATAGTGCTGATGGTATATTAACAACAGCGCTAAAACAGTTGGAGGAATTAAATTATGACAACAAAACTAGAAGTAGTAAAATTCCTGTTACAAGAAATTGAGGACGAATACAAATATAAAATTATGTATGATGTAGCAATGAATCGGTATAAATTATTATGTGATGAATGGAAAGAAAAACGAGTTAAAGATGATTGGTCTGGGCGGCCTAATTATCCCGATTTGCGTATACCTAGCAAGAATAAAATTAAAAACAATTGCATCAAAATTAGACAATTATTGCTTGAAGAATCTAAAACAGTTTGGAGTTGATATCATGATAACCCCCGCAGCAGAACAACAACATCGATTAGCATTATATAACCAAGGACTAACCGACCGCGAATTAGCTGAAAAATTATTTATTGGTTACAGTAGCGTGTTAATGTGGCGTAATAAAAATAAGTTAAAGCCAAACAAGCACATATTAACATTAGACGAAGCAATAGAAAAATATGACGGTCAGCTACAACAGTGGCTGATTGAGTTGAAGGAGTTGAAGGGATGATTGAGATAGGGCCTAATTTAAAAGATGCAATAGGGTTTATATGTTTAATATGCATGTGGTTTGGATGTATATACATTGTTTTTAAACATTAATTTATTATAAGGAGGTATTACATCATGTCCGCAGGATTAATAGCCAAGATTGTCGACGGCAAATTACGCAATCCCGATAAAAATATTATCATTATTGCCAATACAGGTTTATGCCAATGCAAAATATGCGGCGCGATTATGCAGCTACTTACGCATTGCCATGCGGGTAAACACGGATACACCAGCAAGGAAGATATGATTGCAGACGGTAAAGTTAAATTTTTGGGAATCAGGAATAATATTAATGAGGAGGATGATTGAAATTAGTTGTGATAAATTTATAAAAGATTTTGAAGGATATCCTCTCTGCAAAGTAACAAAAATGTTATGCGAATATATAAACCCCAATATTGGAAGATGTTTTGAAGAAAAAGGGCCTGCATATCAACAAATATTTATTATAAAACAACATTTAAAAGAAATAGAATGGGCAATTACAACAGATGGTTGTGAAGAATGTCCCGCTTGTGGAGGATTGCGTATTGGAAATAGTCATAAACCTGATTGCTGGTTATATAATGCCATTAAGGAGGATGATTGAAACATGCGTCCAATTTATTAGCAAAAATAAATCTGACCACCAGAAAAATTGTGGATTATGCATGAATTATATTGATGGTAAATGTAAGGAAGTTGAGAAGATTAAAAAGGAGCGGGTTAATAATGACAAGTGAAATAAACTATTTCGGCAGCAGAACAGAATTTTCAACTGGCGCAGTAAGGGATATGTCGGCTACCAAGGGAAGGATGGATCTTCTCCCGTGGCAAGCTATCATTGAGCTATCAAAGCATTGCCAGCGTGGTGCAATCCATTATGAAGAACGCAATGTCGATAAAGGAATCCCTCTAAGCAGTCTTATGGACAGCGCATTCCGTCATATGGGGAAGTATATGGAAGGCGCCAACGACGAACCTCACCTAGTAGCTGCGCTGTGGAATTTGGCGTGGGCGGTGCAATTTGAAGCTAAGATGCCTGAAATGCAGGATATACCAAATAGGATGAAATTAATAGCTGGTGAATCTGCAGTTATGACGGGTGCAGGCGTATCGTTTGTACCAGAACCGGGGTGGCTAAAATGAGCGTACTTGAGAGGATACAGAACGGCGAACTGGCAGTAATAGTTCACCACGAAAAAGTAGAAAATGTTTTTTTGGAACGCAATCCTGATATAGAAGAATGCGATACAATAGTTGATTTGGATGCGACTGCTGAACTCCTGCAATTAGCTACCATAGGCGAACGGATGCGGTGGATTCCAGTTAGTGAGGGATTACCAGACGAAGGAGACACAGTTGATGTATTTGCTAGAGGATGGGGAAGAGAAGCTTCCATGACAGTAGATTCATATGAAAGTAAATTATTTTTTCGCAACGATAACTATACATGCGATTTATTAGAAACTACTCACTGGCGGCCTTCTAAAAACGATAAACCGGAGGTAGACGAATGAAAATTATACAAGTACATTCCGGTAGGAAGTGAGACATTGAATACAAACACCAACATCATAAACCAGATCAAGCACGAATTGTGCAATGTATCGACGGCTGTTGCGCGATACATACCGGAGTTAACATTACAGCATAAAGGGAAAGAGCTTATTGCTTGTTGTCCTTTTCATCAAGAAAATACACCAAGTTTTAAAATATACGATGACGATACAAGGTGGAAATGTTTTGGCTGCGGTAAAGAGGGCGACTTAATAGATTTGGTGGCTGAATCGAAAAGTATTGATAACAGCGAAGCAATAAAGTTTCTTGCTAATGATTTGCATATTGAGCAGGATGAACCGTCTGTAACAGTTAAACGAACTAAAATACGATCTCATTTTTACTGCAATGAAACAGGATTAAAGATAGTTCGTAAGGATGTATATTTAGACGGCAACGGTAAGAAAAGTGTTATTCAATACCGCTTAGAAAATGGCAAGTTTATTAAGGGGCTTGGCGGTTTAAGCCGCCCGCTGTATAAGTTTCCAGAACTGTTAAAGTCCATTGCAGCTAATCAGCCTATTTATTTTGTTGAAGGTGAAAAAGATGTCGAAACGTTGCTAAATATTGGATTACCTGCAACAACTACGGGTAGCTCGCAGGACCAGTTAAGGCCAGATCAGATTGTTTTTTTCCCTGGGGGTCATGAAATTATTGTTTTACCAGATAACGATTCCCCCGGAGAAATTTACGGTGATAATATTGCTGGCGTTCTTACCTCTAACGGGTGCAAAGTTAAAATAATACACTTGCCGGGACTTAAGCCGAAGGGCGATATTTCAGATTGGTTGCAAGTAGCTGGTAACACGAAGGAAAAATTATTACAAATTGTTGAACAAGCTCCCATTAGACAGCCATCTAATACCGATTGGGAATGTGAATTTGAAGTTAATCAGTTTGGTAATAAAAAATCGTGTTCTAAAAATTTCCTGCTTATTATGAATAATGATCCAATTTTTAAATTCATACAATTTAACGAATTATCACAGCAAATAGAGTTTAACAAGGATAAAGACGAACCCTACTCGTTAGATGATAACGGCGAAGCAATGTTACGAATTCACATTGATTGCACATATGGTATGCGCAGCCCGGCAGTATGCCACGATTCATTAATTTGGGCAGCCTATCAGAAAAAATATCATCCGGTTAAAAATTATTTTGATAAACTGCCACAATGGGACGGAACTATCAGAGCAGAACGTATTTTTATTGATTATTTAGGCGCAGAAGATTGCCAATACACAAAAAATGTTACTAAAATGATATTAAAAGCTGCTTATGAACGAGTTTTTAAACCTGGAGAAAAATTTGATTTAATTTTAGTTATCAGAGGGCCGCAGGGAATAGGTAAATCAGTATTGATTAGCAAATTAGGCGTTCATTGGTCCCATGCTTCACTTCGTTTGACGGATATGAAAGACACCAAAATAGCTGCTGAAAAGATTCAAGGATACTGGATAGTTGAAATTCCTGAACTAGCTGGTATGTCTACGGCAGAATTAGAATCAACTAAGGCTTTTATTACCGCTACGGATGATGTATTCCGCGAAGCGTTTGCCAAAAAAGTTAAGAAAGTAAAAAGGTCTAGTATCATGATTGCAAGTACGAATGCCGAGCATGGATATTTACGGGATGAAACAGGTGGAAGACGATTTATTGATTTATATTGTAAGGGTGGTACCGGACTAACAGCAATGAAAATAAACGATAATTTTATATCTCAATTATGGTCAGAAGTAAAAACAACTTATAGTGATGTAAAATTGACGCTCGAAGGAACTGATTTAGAACGGTCAAGATTAGATCAGCAGGAGCAAATTGAACAAGACCCCCGCGAGGATTTAGTTGCTGAATACCTCGATACGCCCATACCAGCTAGTTGGTACAAGGAATTAGTTCACGTTAGGCATGCTTTTATAGACAACCCCGACAATTTTCCTCACCTTACAGAGTCTGCTAAATTACGCGAAGTAGTTTGTATTGCTGAAGTTTATGAGGAATGTTTTGGATTAAACAAAGGACAGATGCAAAACAAGGATCGCGCAGCTATTACACGAATATTGACACGCCTTGGATGGAAGAAGTACGAAGGTAAAAAACGTTGTGGAGCTTACGGCGCAGCAAGAGGATTTGATCGACCATAACGGCAACACGGCAACACGAATGGCAACACGACCAGCCCTTGTGGTATATATGTTTGTAGCCATTGTTGCCATTGTTGACATATTATAAAGAGTATATATATATAGTTAGCAAACGGCTACAAGGAGCTTGCCGCAAAAGTTGTCCAAACTCTCCATAGAAGTTTGAGATCGAGTGGCAACACGGCTACAATGGCAACAAGGAAATTTTACCAGTACTTCAAACCCGCATGAATACTGGCTTTATAAAAAATGGTAAAAAATGTTTGTTGCCACTCTAAAAATATAGGAGGTATAAAAAACTTGGATTATTTTAGATATTTGCAGTTTTTAACTGATTTGCGAGTAAAGACAGAAAAACTTGATAATCACCGAGCAGTTGATTGTTGTTTGTGGCTGAAGTTAAAAAATAAGGGAGGTAAATAAAAATGCAGGGTATGTGCAGTACATGTAAGTTTTCCAGAAAGGAATATGACGATATTTTATCATGCAAGAAAACTAAACAAGATATGTATATAACACAAGGATGGGGAGTTGAATTTTGCGAAACTGTTAAGGCTGATGATAGTTGTGATAAATGGGAAATTAAATCTGTTAGAAAATGTAACCACCATGCACGCTGACATGTACAAGGAAAAATTAGTCATTCATCCACGCAAAAATTATATTTGCCATGGCTGCGGTAAAATTATTACTGGTAAGCATTATTGTATTGCCGGGTGCAGGGATAAACGGTTTTATGCGATACGGGTATGCTGTGATTGTAAAAATAATATGGAGGGTGTATTAATATGACAAATTTGAAATTTCGTGTTTGGGACAAGGTTAACAAAGTTATGATACCAGCAGCAAATATTTTTATTAATGGATCAGGTGTTGTGTGGGTAAATAAGCGTGACGGATTTGAAGGTACAGATAATATGGTAGCAAGTGACGATTATGATATTGTGATGTATACAGGATTGCTGGACGTTGACGGAAATGAAATTTATGGTTTCAAGCTGAAAGCTTTTTAATTAATTTAGTCGACAGTTATTTATGATGGCTATATCGAATTATGCACGTTGACATTTATCAATTATATATGCTGATTGGATCACTTGTGCTGTTATATGTTGTGTGGATAATATATGGTTAAGGGAGGATGATGTTTTATGATGGTAAAATGCTGCGAAATAAATTGCACTAAACCTGCTACATTTGGTATTCAATCTGAATTACGCCAACTTGACATTGATTATACTTATTCATGCAGCGAACACCTTGTTGACATGCTGGACGATTCGCTGTTTTTTGTTGTTACGCGATTACAGGAGGACGTTTTATGAAAATTAAATTAGACTTAGTTGATGGTAGCAGTATGGAAATGTCATGCAATGATAAATATGATTTTAGAACCACTATCAGTAAATAATCAAGTGTAATATGGTAACGGACCCGTATTCAAATGTTATTATGCCTACATCAGCTATTGTGCGGTACACGTTGTTATGAAATATACTTGGCTGATAATATTTGTTTATGTTGTGTGGCTAATATTTGGTTGTGTGCGACAATAATATTATTAGGTATACAATCGTATACCTAGCACTAGTTTAATCGCACACGAGCCAACTGTGGAAGTTTGGGAGGCATTTGTGGTTATAATTTAAGGAGGTATTTGTAATGGATGTTTGTCATATGGTGCCAACTGGCATGGGTGATGAATATGATGAGCTATTTATACAGCAATATGCTGATTATGTTAAATTTAGGGAGTACAGCAATATTGGCGGTTATAGATATGCTGAACTTCATATGTGGGCTGACGATGCTTATGTTAACGGCGATAAAGTTAAGTATACTAGAATTATGAATGTTGCTATGCGATATCGTGCAGGGAGGTATTTATAATGTCCAGCGTATGTGATGACCTATTATCTGAATTTTACCGTGATATGCGTAAGACTCATCATACGATTGATCCATTGCCTGCTGGGGAAGCGTTGCCGGGTGGAGGAAGTAAGTCTAAGTCGAATAAGTCTAAGTCTAAAAAACCTAGTCTATCAACATTAAATCAACAGCTAGGATTTTCTGGAATTAATCGTTGACTGTATACCATATATACGATATAATTAATGTATACTCGTGACCCATTTTTAAGCCTGCTATTTATGTGGGCTTATTTTTATTGTGTGAGCCTATTTTATTATTATGGGAGTGATTGTGGTGGCAGCACCTAAAGGCAATAAATATGCTGTCGGTAATAACGGTGGTAGACCGCTTAAATATAAATGTGTTGAAGATATGCAAGTTGTTATTGATAAGTATTTTATTGACATGGCTGATGAAGGCAGACCTCTTACAATTTCGGGACTAGCTTATGCGTTAGAAATAGACAGAGATCAGTTGTTAGATTATGCTAAGAGAGATGAGTTTTCCAGCTCTTTGCTTAAAGCTAGGCATCGTGTCTATGTTTATGCAGAGGAATCTTTATGGACTTGCAAGAATCCTGCTGGTCCTATTTTTAACCTCAAGAATAACTATGGATGGCAGGATCGTCAAGATATTAACGTCAATATGACTGGTGGCTACGCTGAACGTTTGCAGGCAGCAGAGGAACGCTCTAAGCTGGTCAACGTAACACCAATTCCACCAGAAATTACCGATTAGTGTTGTGTGTAGTGGACAATTATCAATTAGGATGATGGTAAATTATTACTATGCCTGCGAAGGTGCATAAACGCTGCATTCTTAAGTTCCGATAACTATCCAATTATAACTTGTTGACGTTAATATTTGTTGATAACGTTTATTGTTTCAACATGCGTTGTTTTACTGTTTGATGCTGGCATGATGCCATTTGGTCGCGTTGCGAAGCGTGTCATGATGATTGTGTGCGCGCCGCGAATCTTGCACAGAAAACATGCCGGGTAGTGGGGGCGGCACCCAAAATTTCCGCGCGTCTCGTTAAAGTTGCGCTCCCTCGCAAAATATATAATATTATAACAAAAAGGAAAATTTTTACAAATAGGCGGTGGAATATCAGCCATGCTAAAAAAAATATTAAAATATCAAAAAAATATATATGATGGTAACTTGTTAACCATAATTTTTATAGGGGTAGGTTGCTGGACATTTGGTTTATCGTGGATTGAACCTAAGGCTATCATGGTAAATATTGGTCCTATAATGATACTTATTAACGGCTATTTTCATGAACACTAAAGACTTAAAAATATTATC